TCGGTGTTCACCGTGGTGTCGATCAGGCCGACCTTCTCGAGCGCCAGGCGGACGGCCTGCCCTGCCCGGGTGAGGGCGAGCTTCTGCATCTCGGCCGCGGCCCACTTCTCGACGAGCTGCGCCGTCATGCTCAGGAACGTGTCGAGGATGCCCTTGACGACGGTCTTCAGGCCCTGCTGCAGGGTCATCGTGCCCTTCAGAATCCCATTCAGCGCGGTGTCGAAGCCCCGGCTCATCGGCTGGAACATCTGAGCAAGGATCGCGGCGTCCTCGGCGGCCTGCTTTCGGTGATAGAGAGAGAGCTCGTCCTCCGTCTTCCAGCGCTTCTCCTGGTTCTTGAAGTAGTCGCCCGACGACTTATCGACCTCCTTCAGGGTGCGGTCGATCTCGGTCCAGCCCATCTTCGATTTCGTGATGTGCAGCATCTCGACGTCCGAGAGCTGCTGGATCGACGCCGCGAGGTCCGCGTTCGCATCGATCTCCGGATCCTTGCTGGCGGCGCCTCCGTCCTTCTGGGTCGACGCCGTCTCGGGGTTGAGCATCCGGCTCATGGACGCCGACGACTTGTCGACCGCGTCCTGCCACGCCTTCTGGACGTCGCCCGCCGCCTTCACGGCGATGTCCTTCATCTGGCCCCAGCCGGTCTGGAAGGCCGCCTTCGCGCCGCTGAAGTCGAACTTGAACGCCTTCTGGGCGACTTCGGCGAGCGTCAGGAGCGAAACGACAATCTCCTGCACGATCGCGACGACGTTGTCATAGACGGTCCGGACGACCGCGACGAACCCCTCCCAGACGACCGTCAGGCCCACCATCGCGCCGCGCATAACGTCGACCGCCTGCGGGCCGATTTCCCTGAACCAGTTTCCCATCTCGGTCAGGATCGGAAGCAGCGCGTCGCCGATCGCCTTCTTCAGGCCGGTCATCACCTCGTTGACGCCGTTCATCGCCGAGCGGTACTTCGAGGCGGCCTCGAGCGACTCGACGCCGACGACGAGGTGCAGCTTCTGGGCCGTCTCCCGGGCCTCGTCCATCGCGGCGCCGGTCAGCTTCAGCGTCGGCGCGACAGCCGCCCACGCGCGGCCGTAGATCTTCATTCCCTCCACGTTGCGGTCGGTGCCCTCCTTGAACTGGAGCAGCCGCGCATTCGTGTCGGTCATGATGTCGAGCGTCGACCGGAAGTCGCCGTTCTGGTCGCGCGTCGCGACTCCCAGGTCCTTAAAGGCGCCTTCGTTCGTCTTCAGTGTCTGGGTGATCTTGTTGCCGGCCGTCGACATCGTCTCCTGCGAGACGAACACCGAGTCGAGCGCGACCTTCAGGACCGAGGCATCGGTCGCGCTGATGCCGAACTGCTTTCCGAGCGCGTTCGATTCCTTCGTCAGGTTGACCGTCTCATTCACGGCCGACTTGAACGCCGAGCCGCCGGCGAGGACCGCTGTGACGGCGAGCATCGCGGTCTGCACCGACGCCGCGACCGCCTTGAGGCTTTCGAGGCTCTCGGTCATCGAGCCGACGGACTCACGCACCGCCGCCGAGGCCTGCGCCATCGCCGCCTGCAGGTCACCCGTTGAGCCGGTGACCTTTACGCTGATTTCGTCGGCCATGACTCACCCTGTCGAATTGAACATGCTGAAAAGCTGCTGGACTTCAGCCGGGTCGTTCACGGCTCCGGACGCCTTCGGGGGCGCCTTGTAGCCCATGAACGCGGCGACCATCACCTGCAGAGGTGGGTACTGCCGCCAGTACTCGTTGAGCGCGAGCAGGCGTGGGATGTCGATCTCGGTCTCGACGTAATCCCACGTCCAGCCCATGGACGCGCAGATGTGTGCGCAGACCGGGGGCCACTCGCCTAGGGAGTCGGCGCCGCCCCCGCCGCTTCCCCCGCGCCGCTGCCCTCGGTCTCGAGGCTGTTGGCCTCGGCGAAGCTCTTGAGCGACGGCACGAGGTTCCGGATGTCCAGATTCGTGCGCAGCCACTCAAGAGTGATCTCGCCGCCCGCGCGCCGGATGCCCCAGAACATCGCCTCGGTAACGCGATCCCAGTCCTCGGCGGACCATGTCGCGGGATCGCGCTGCAGCGCCCCCAGCGCCGGCCAGATCTTCGGGGCCGGCGTGGGGCGGATCGGCAGGGTGACGCCTTCGATCGTGATGGTCGTCATGGCTTACTTGATCGAGATCGTGCCGACGTTGTTCGACGCGTCAGCCAGGGCCATGAAGTCGAACTCCTGAATCGAGAAGTCCTCGTTCTTGAAGGGCAGCGAGAGCTTCGAGGCGACGCAGTTGTTGAGCTTCAGGCTCATCTGCTTGCCGTTGAACGGAAGCGACAGCTCGGCCATGAACGAGGGCGCGTAGCCCATGAGGTTGTTCGTGACCGAGATCTGGTACTGCGTCGTCGAGGTCGCCGTGTACTCGAAGGAGATCAGCACGTTCGCCGAGGCGTCGCCCGAGAAGAACGTATAGACGCCCGCCGAGACGCTGTACTGCCCGATCGCCGTGACCGACGCGACGCGGGTCAGCGCGATGCCGGTCGAGGCGTAGCGCACGCCGAGGTCGGTCGCCCAGGTGCCCGAGCTCGGGACGGTCGGGGTGATCGTGTACGTCGACACGGCCGGGACGGTGCCCGCCTGGTTGTCCACGATTGCGCGAATGCCCGCCGTCGGCGTGTTGCCGAAGAACAGGCTCGCCAGCGCCTGCGCCGAGAAGTCGGCCGCCTTCGCCTTGAAGGTGAACTTGCCCTTGCCGCGGCCGAAGGCCACCGGGAACTGATACGCGCCGTAGAGCGTCTTCTCGTCGAAGCTCATGTCGGCCGCGACGTCCTGCAGGACGCCGAGCTGGATCGGCGTCGGGTTCGCGATCACGGCCCCCGTCGCATCGGTGAGCGGGATGCCATAGAGGGTGCCAACGCCAAATACGATCATGGTATTTCTCCGTTAGAAACGAGAAAGGCCCGCTCAGTGGCGGGCCTCGTGGAAGCGATTCAGGTGTCGAAGGTCAGGCGTACTTGATCCGGATCGGGACGATCGCGACGGCCTGTGAGCCGAGCACGCCTTCGTCGGTTTCGATGTTCCCCTCGATCCAGCAGTGCTGGACGAGACCGCCGAGGGTCTGCTTGTTCGTGGCCGCGTCGGGCAGCAGCGTCGCGGTCACCGCGTCGAGGAGCGGGTTCAGGAGCTGCGCCGGGGACGCGGTCAGGTCGCCCGAATAGGCATACAGGTAGGCGTCGACCTCGAGCGTGTAGACCGGGTTCAGGCCGGGCACCGTCACGACGGCCTCGCGCCGCTGGATCACGAACAGGGCCGGCTGGGCTGCGGGCGGCGTGTCGGTCCAGTGCTTCAGGCGGCGGGACACGGTCACAAAGCCGGCCACGGCCGAGAGCTTCGAGAACAGCGCCGCGTAGATCGTCTCGCGGGTGATCATCCGAACTTCTCCCGGATCAGGCCGTTCACGGCCTGATCGATCTCGTCGCGGGTCTGGGTGCGCAGGTCATCGAGCGCCGAGCGCAGGAACGACTTCTCGGGCGTGTTCACGTTTCGCGAGTGAGCGCGGACGGTGAACGCCGTCCCCTTCTTGGAGTGACTCAGGTGCTCGCGAACGCTGACCGTGCCCTGGAACCCGTACTCGTGCGCGGCCGCGTACTCGACGTTCGTGCCGACGATGCCGGTCACGGTCTCGGCCTGTTCGGTGACACGGGTCGTGATCGACCTGCGGAGCCGTCCGCTCTGAACCCTGAGGACCTGTCCGGTCAGCTTGTCCTGCACGACATGGCGCTGGATCTCCAGCACCGCACGGCCGATGCCCTTCGCGAGCGCGGCGCGCGCGTCCGCTGGCATCTGGTCGAACTTCGCGCGGACTTCCTCGCCGCCGTAGACGTAGCCGGTGATCACAGCAGCATCCCGCGCGATTGCATGAAGTCCACCGGGTTCCTAGCCGACTTCGAGAAATTGCAAGGCGGGCACAGGATCTGAAGATTGTTCGGCCAGTTGGACCCACCGGCGGCGAGCGGGACGATGTGGTCGACGTGGTAGCGATTCAGTTCGCATCGGCATACGGCACATTTGCCGCGCTGAAGTGCGTGGATCCTTTGCACATCTTTCTTCGTGTACCGTCCCTCGGCATTGACCTTGCGCGCGCGGCGCGCGGCGGAGTACTCCCGCGCGGCATCAGGGTTTCGCGCGTGCCATTCGCGAATCTTTGCCTTAGTGGCTTCGACGTTGGCTCTGTAGTAAGCGCGCTTCGATTCGAGCAGCTCGGTCCTGTTTGCAGCTCTATAGGCTGCTGCTCGAATGGCCTCTTGCTCCTTGTGAGCGTGATACCGCGCCCGGCATCGCTCGATGTTCTTTTCTCGACGAAGTGGATACGCCGCCCGCTGTTGCGCGCGAATCTCGTCGAGCTTCGCTGCGCGCCTGCGTGCCGTATGGGCCTGCGCGCAGATAACGCAGGTTCCGTTCTTTGCGTAGCGCAGCGTCCCGTGCCCGTGACGGCAGGGGCGCCCTTGAATATGGACGGCCTGCTCTACCATGGCACCACACGTTTATAGTTCCCAAGGATCGTCTGCACCGAGGCGGGCATGTCCTTCTGGCTGAACGCGGTCGTCTCGCCGGCGAGACCCTTGCTGACGAGCCCGATGCGGTCGCGCTCCTTGTAGCGCAGCGAGATCATTTCGATGCAGGCCTGCGCGAGTTCCTGGGGGACGCTCGAATAGCCAGCCGTGTAGGTGATGGCGACGTTGCTGTAGTCGCGCGTGAATCGGTAGCCGATCAGCGAGATCGAATACTGGTTAAACACATAGCCCGGCTGGCCGGGTCCTGCCGAGGGGGAGATCGCGATGCCGTCGATCGTGAGCGATGCGACGGCCGTGACCGGGTAGTTGCCGAGGAAGAGCCGAGTCCCGCCATTCCCGTCGCGCGTCTCGTTGTACGTCGCCGAGGCGATCGTCCGGTTGAGCCATGACTGGATGTACTTAGACGCCGCGGTGATCAGTCGGGTCAGCAGCGCATCGTCCGTCGTCGTCGACAACGGGATGGACAGCCAGGCCTTCAGATCGGACAGCGTGGTCAGG